AAATAATTGATAAGGTAGAGAGAGATGGAAGGATATAACCCTGAAGTTATTGCTAATGCAAAAGCAAAAGCAGTAGAAGAATATCGTGATGCTAAAAGAAGCTATGATCGTACAGAGAGGCTTCGTAATTACGAAATAGATAAGGCTTTTTTACAAATAGATTTAGACTCTAACAAGAAAGTGAGTATCGAAGATAGAAAAGCTAAGTCAAGACTCTCTACAGAGGTGATTGCTTTAAACTTAGAACTAGAAAAGGAACGAGAAAAGTTAGACAAGGCGTATGTAGAGTTAGAGAGAATAGAAACCAAGATACAAATGATCTTAGATAACAATGCTTTGAAAAGAACAGAAATGAAGTTGGGAACTATACTAACATGAAAAAATACGATGTTAAAAAACTTTGGAATGGTCGTGTATCGCTACGAGATTACATTGTAGAAGAACAGATCAGGAAAAAAAAATCAATCATGGTCAAATATGAAGATGACATTATGATTTTGTCGCCTATGCAATTAGAGAAAAGAGATTCAATGACTGAATGTACGTCTAAATTTAATGGGCAAAAATATAAACTCTACGACTATGTATGGAAACCAGCCGATAAAAATCAGAGGGAGTTAATATGAAGGTCGATTGGAATAAAAGACATTGTGGTTTAAGTGCAAAGGATATGAGGAAGTTTTTAATTCATTTACGAAATTTTAATTTATATGACGGAGAAAGAACAAACAAAGAAATCTTACAAGTTTACGATATTTTTAAGTTACAACCTAGATTATCGAAAATTAACTTTGTTAAGTCATTATTAGAAGAAGGTTTTATTTTGCAACAAAAACGACAATATGTTGTAACTGATAAAGCTATTGGGTTTTCTAACGCTAAATTTATGCAACGAATTACCAAAACAAAAGCTCAATCTATTGTAAATGATTTAGTGAATAGGGCTACAGAAATTAATACTAATACCTATTACATAGGAAAAGTAAACACTATAAAAGTATTTGGAAGTTATATTGATCCCATGAGAAAAGATTGTGGTGATATTGATTTAATCGTAGATATTAAAAAGAAAAAAAATATATCTGACGAAGAAGTAACGGAAATTAGTTATCAAAGAACTGAAAATAAAACAATGAGTTTTATTGACAGGACTGGTTATGCAGTATGTATTGAACCTCTTAAATATTTAAAAAATAAAAACAAATATTTATCTTTTTGTCAGGATAACCCTTCTAAACATAAGTGCAAAACAATTTACGAATATAAGGAGAAATAAATGAAGAAAGTAAAACCAGATTTTAGTAGTGAAATTATTAAATTAAACAAGACATTAACAATGGTTTATCAAAAAGGTCGTATAGCTGGATTAAAAGAAGCATTAAAACCATTCACCAAAATAAAAGATAAAGGAGTATCAAATTAATGACAGATAAAATATACACTTATAAGGACATAGCAAAAATCTTTGATTGTCACGAAAGAACTATACAAAACCATATAAAAGAAGTAAGACAGAGCAACCCTAAAAATCCTAAGTTAAATAATTTCATGGGCAATAAATGGTATTGCTTTGAAAACGATTTAAAGGAGGTATTAGGACTATGCTCAAAATTGAAAAGCGTAAAGACGGAAGATCACCCTACTATTACATAAAAGGCACACTGCGTTTTGGCAGAGAGTCAGTAGTAATTAATGCAGAAAGCACAGGGTGTGTTAAGTTAAAAGATGCACAAAGAGTTCTTACAAAAAGAATATCTGATCTTACTTCATCACTAGAAAATTTAGAATTTAAAACATTTGGTTATGCTACAGAGCAGATACTAAATGATCCTATCAATATGCCTAGTGTTGATAGACAAAAACATTTTGAGAAAAATGCAAAGCTGTTAGGTGATTATTTATTGAAAGATATAAATGTTAATACGATCACACAACTAGCTTATGAGAGATATCCTGTCATCAGACAATACAAAGGTATTAGATTTAGTGATCTTGAAATGGGTGATATGAAAATAGAAATGTCATCTAAGTATCATACTGTGAATACAGGCTATATCGTTCCTGTAGGGAGAGTAATGCACTATGCCAATGAAAACAAATGGTGTGCATATTTGCGAATGAGTAAGTTTCCTGTCTTGAATCAATCTGATAGACCAAAACATATTTTTACAATGGAAGAAATTAAAAGGTGTTTAGAAACCAATGCAGACTTTCAGATCAAACTATTGTTTGTATTTCTGATTTATACAGGTGCAAGAATACAAGAAGCATTAAATGTGAAATGGTCTGATATAGATATGGCTAAACGGACAATAAGATTGTGGCAGAATAAACAAAAAAAAGAGAGGGTATCTCCTATACATAGCACACTTTATGATTGGCTAATGAAAATCAATAATAGGGAAGATTATTTGTTTGAATGGAGAAATGTTAAGGAGAGAAAGAATACAGAGTTAGGTCTGATACCTCGTTGGGATTATATGTTGGAACAAGCTGGAGTTGATAAGAGTAAGAAACGTCATGCTTGTAGGCATACATGGGCGACAAATCTTTCAGTATATAGTAATGCAACACCACAAGATTTAATGGATATTGGTGGCTGGAAAGATTATAGATCAGTAATGAATTATGCTCAGTCTAATAATGATAGAGTCAAAGAAAAAATTAATCAATTACCATAGGGTGTATAGTTCAGTGGTAGAATGTTTGCTCGACACGCAAAAGGTCATAGGTTCGAGTCCTATTACACCCACCAATTTTTTAACACTTAGATAATTATTGGCAGTAGATATAGATTGACACTGCCTCGACACTACTTTATAGCTATGTATGATTCATGAAAAACATGGATTTTTAGGGAAAAGGGTGTTGGGAAAATGACAGGAAATGAAATAGAATGTCACCACAATCTCAACACTCTTTAGTTTCAATAATACACTTGTTATAAATTATTTGTATCGTACCTTCGTTGCCTTCTTTGTACTCATTATTGTCTAAGGAGTAGCTAGAAAACAATATTGTTTTGTCTTTAGTTTTTTTGTGTAGCCAACCTACTGTCATGCAGATAGGCATAGGCTTTTCCTCGTAGGATTTTGCTTCTATCCATGTAGGATCACATAGACCACTATCAATCCATTTGACTAATAGCAGTGGTTTCATTTACTTCTTTGCTGTTTTTGCTGATCTTTTAAGAGCTTTGTCAGATACTGTGCCTTTACCTTTTTTACTAGTTCCAGCTTTTTTCTTTTTGTTCATGTAATAGTAAAGACCTTTTTTAGCAACTCTACCATCTTTGGTTCTGTGATATCCTTCAGGTACTTTTTTTTTGGGCATATTTAACTCCTATGTTTTGTTTGTATTGTAAATTTTGCTGACAATGATGCTCCCTTATGAGGTTTGAATTTGCCTTCATGTTTCATCAGTTTGTAAGTATTACCTGACTTCATAAAATGAAATCCTTTAGGTGCTTTTATTGATTTAGTTGCCATTATTTCTTCTTCTTTTTCTTCTTTAGCTTTTTAAAATCTGCACCTGTAATCTTATCTCTAGGTGAAGCGACTCTAGCTAGTTTCTTTTGTTTAGGACTATATTTAGAAAAGGGCATTAGTACCCCTTAGACTTTTTTGATTTAGTCTTTTTCTTTTTCTTCTTAGGTTTTACAACCTTCATCTTCTTTCCATATCCGTATGCCATATTATTCTCCTAACAGTTCCACATTCTACGAGACCAATAGTTTGCAGATAGTTTATTATTCTTCCCTTTAATCCCACCTGATCTCGCACAATAAGATTTCTTTCGTGCTGGTGAGTTCTTCTTGATGCTCATATTAGGATCACCAAAGTTTATCTTTTTTACTTTGTCTCCATCTTTTACGAACACCTTGAATTTTTTGACATCGCCCTTCATGGGTTTATTAAGTTTGACTGTTCTACCCTGATAAGTTGCCATCTAGTTCTACCTTTTCTTGTTTTTCTAATTGTTCTGTAAGTGATTTATTCTGTGAAGAAGCATACTCAGCTTTTGCTTTTTGAAATGCTATGACATCATCAACAGTTATCTTTAGTTTTTCTTCTCTTAACAGTGCATTTTTTTCTGCCCAATTATCGAGTCTTTCATTTAGAAACTTTATATGAAAATCTTTTTCTTCAATGTCTTTTCTAAGTTCTCTGTTTTCTTTTTTTGCCTTGCGTAGTAATGCTTCTACTTCTTTTACTGTACTCACTTCTTACTACCTAAAACCTTACCCATTCCTCTGAGTCCGAATGAACTAGCTATTGCTCCATACATGGCAAATTGAAACCACTGTGGGGTTCGTGAGAGAGCATCAAAGCCTCTTTCTGTGTAAGGTTGTAGTGGGGGAATAAAGCACATGGCTATTATTATAATAAACAATATAGTCCATGCCTCGTCTTTCCACGAGTCTTTAGAGCCTTTTATAGCCTCTAAATCATACTCTATCTCACCTTTAATTTGTTTATTCAGCAACTCTGTCTTTGCTTTTATTTCAGTAACTTTTTGTTCAGCTTTTGCTTTCTTAGTATCTACGACACCTTTAACAACATCACCAGCTACACCTAGCAAAGGTTTTAGTAACATTTGAAACATTATATATTCCTCATTGTATCTGCCAGTTCGTTAGCTCTATTTGGGGTTTGTTTTGCCCATCGACTGTCTAACATTTCATCACTGGCAGATTGGTAATCACACTTATTTAAGTGGTATTGAAAGTTTTTAAATTTAAGTAATCGTGGCAGTCCTAGTTGAAAAGCCATATTAATAACACAGCCAAAAGCGACAGGATCAATATTTTCTTCTTTCGTGAAAGACCTTGCATCTTTAACAGCTTGATCGAAGTCTCTTTCAAAGAACTCCATAATCTTTGCATCATCATATTCTACTCCTTCCTGTAAGTCGTCTGTAGGTAACACTAAATGTCCAACACCAAATGTGGCATTGCCTAAGTGATCTTTATAAATTTTATTTATCTTACCTTCGTGTTTGATAATCTCTTCTTTTATTTCTTCGTACATTCTATTAGTTTCTCCAAATACCATTTAGCTTTTTCTAAATCTTCAATGCCATTCTTTTGTTTATGTCTTACGACATACTTAATGATGTTGCCTTGAAAATAGTCTAGTTTAAATTCTGATATGAAATCAGAAACTTGTATCTTTGTCCCTATGTAGTAGGGGGGATTAATCTTATCTTTAGATTTTTCCATTCCACCTTCCATTATTTTCTAATGTCATTGGTATTAACTGAGGAATACCATTTAAGATTACTGCGCAACCAAGAG